ATGATGAATTTTGTTATTGGCGTAAGAAGGTGTTGTCAGAAATGAAGAGAGTTCATTTTGATGATATAAAATTCCGTCGTCTTGCTTCACTCATAAGCTCCGATTTATTCTTTTTGAAGATTTATCTCGGAGTTCAGGTAGAACCTACTGGTCTAAGACGTTATTCTAACAAGGTTATTTTTTCTCCTGTGGATCCTCGGCATAATGTGCTTAAATCTCTAGAGACGAGGATAAAAACGATCTTGGGGGGTAGTACTCAAGACAGTGTATTTTAAATTTCGTCACACGCTATAAATAGTGTTGTGGTACCGCTTAGTAGCGAAGAAGCTCTCAAAGAAAGAGCTTAGTTTTCTTTTGAAAATTCAAATACGGAAGAAACAAAATGTCCGCTCTGGAAATGGCTGTCGTTCCAATGCCTCAACGGCCACGGAAACCCCAGCCTCCAGCCCCCAAAAAGAAGAAACAGAAAAAGAAAAAACAACCGAAATTGGTCAACATGGCCCTCGTTTCAAACTCACCCCGGGCCCAGTTAGACGCCGCAACCCGAAAATCACTTTTTAATCAAATTAAAGGTAGTATGAAGGTTGATGCTTTAGCTATGAGAAGGTTGAAATTGAAGATCCTAAATAAGATCATCAATAGTATAACTCTCCCCGGACAGACTGAACCCGTCCGTTTTTGTTCTTCTTTGAGCACTCAAGAAACTGCCTTAGGGCAGCCTTTCCAACAATGGAAATATCCATGGAGTGGTACTACTACTTATACACCCACTGCTGAGCGCACCATGGGTGCGAACACCGGTTTAATTTTCATTTTCCGTGATTACCTTAGACATATTGTATTTTATGATCTTAATGTGGCAGGTGGCTCTATAGATGGCTCTTTTGTTATGACTAGTACTGACACATATATGTCTGAAGTTGTTCCTTCAGTCGTGACAGATATTAATTTGACGAAGCTTGAGTTAGTTAATGTTCCAGTTCAGTATGTAAACTATCTTGGAAATTATAAACCTCATGGGCCAACACAGTATGCTGGCAACCCTTCTGGGAAGCCTGGTGATGCTGCTGGTCAGTTTATCTGGTGCCAAGCTGGTGAAAGGATTACTTTCACTACAACTCCCACTGGTAATACAACACTTGAATTTTACGGTGATCAATGGACTCCACATGGTGTCATTAAAGGATCTGCTGCGGCAGTTTCCGTTGCAATGACTGGTGGTTTGCAGTATATCACAAACATGGATATCTTGAAACCTGGATATTATTCTTTTTGGATTTCATCAACAGCTGACACAGATTGTGTTTTATCAATTGAAGTCACCACAGTAACTGTTAGTGAATATTGGTGTCATAGGACGATTGGGTCATTTGAAGCTAACGGTCCTTCATGTGAAAATGTGAAGGTTCTTGCTTCTTCAATTTTGTATACGAACACGGCTGCTGCCGCTTACCGTTCTGGTAATTTTGTTGATGTTCAACTACCTGCTGGAAAATCTTGGCTTACAAATATCACTGCTGCTGGTTATGACAATTTTGCTAGTCAAGCCAAAGTTGACGAGAAGAGTGTAATTGAGGGTATGTATATGTATCTTAAACCAACTCAGGTTGAAGATTTTCGTGCATTGAAATACCACACCAATTATCTCGGCTTCTTTCAAGCTTCTCACTATCCTCTTAACCAAGAAGATGATTATTTAGCCATTTGGTATAATATTGAGCAAAACACTACTAACAATTCTCAAGGAGCTAATTG